TCAGCAATCAAGCAAGCAAAAGAAAACATCCTTAAGGTCGATGGCGGACAAGATATATGGAACGCCACAATAAGGGGTGCGCTAGAACGCCAATGGGAAAAAGCGAGTAGCATACCTATGTCGATGATTGCTCGCCCAGACCTAGCCCCTGCCCGCGCACCAGCAGTCTTTTGGAGCAGTATGGTTGGCAAAAAAGAACAGCTAGACCGACTTCGCGCCGCTATGTCTCCAGATCAGATGAAGGCTTTTGAAAATTTAACGAAAGTTATGGAAGCCGCAAGTCGGGCTATGTACACAGGAAGTGACACTGCGGCGAAAGAAAGCGCAAAAGAGGCAATAGAGGCCGGATCAGCAACAGGCACCGCTATAAAATATGCCGCCGCGCCTTGGGCTTTGCCAAACGCCGTAAAGGACGCGGCGGGAAGAAAGATGGCGGACAATAACGTAAAGGCTCTGGCGGATGTCCTTACAAGGTCTGACGCTGTCAAGGCTCTTGCGGAACTAAGGGCTGGTCAGGGCAACAAATGGTTCAACACAAGAAACATGATGGTCGTGGGTCGTGTTCTTGGGCAAACAGGTATGGTTTCTGGAGAGTTAATGTCTGACTTTGAGGATCGCCCAGTCGGGTCAATAATGACAGGCGATGCGCCAGACATGACACGCGGGATGAAAAATATATTCGATTTGTAAGGTTGGGTGCGTGTAACGCGCCTCTATGATATAACAGAAAGCGGCAAGGCAATGCTAAGAGGACAACGATAATGGCAAAGAACAGTGTGCGCGATTACAGCGCGACCAATTCTTCAAACACCGACATCCAGTCGATTGACATATCGGAAGGCTGTAGCCCTGCTGGGATCAACAACGCCATCCGCGAGGTTATGGCGGACGTGGCCGATGTTGTCTCAGGCACGGTTGGCATCGATGTGCTGAGTCTGGCGGATGACGACAACAGCCACCAGATCAAGTTTCAGGCACCGTCATCGGTCACAACGACAACCACATTCACCCTGCCTGACGGCGATGGGTCGGCTAACCAGACGCTACTGACAGACGGCTCCGGCACACTGTCTTGGGGTGCTGGTGGCGGCGGTTCATTCTTGGGCGATGCTGGCGGTGGAACTGCCGACATTATCCGCGTTCATCAGCAACAGCTTGACACTGATGTCACTGTGGCGACAGGCACTAACGGCCTGTGCGCTGGCACATTGACTGTGGCGTCAGGCGTAACCCTAACAGTCGCTTCCGGCGCAGAATTGGTGATAGCATGAGTACATTACGAGCAGATACCATTCAATCGACAGGCGGCGGTGCGGCTACGCTGACGAAGCAGAGTGCGGCAAAAATGTGGGCTGTAGTTGACGCAAATACTGCTACTACAGCATTAAGTAAATCGTTTGGTGTGGCCTCTGTATCAGACGATGGGACAGGCAAGTACACTTTGAGTTTTGTTTCTTCAATGGATGGGGCATTGTATGCCGTTAGCGGCATATCAAACACAGAAGCAGATGATAACACTAGAACAACGGCAGTATTTTGTTCAAGTGCTAATTCAGCAACGCCAAGCGGCGCAACATCTAGTGCCGTAACATTACAGAATCAATACGTTCAAGCCAGTTCGGCAGGTGAGTTTGGATACGGTTACACTGGATGTATTGTTCAAGGAGACCTAGCATGAGTAAGATTCTCGTAAATACTATAGGTCACACTGGCGACACCACCGCGATGACGATTGATAGCAGTGGGCGTATTCTTACACCAGCTAGACCAGCCTTCCGTGCCGTATCATCAGGTTCTTGGACAATAGCAACTAGCACCCAAACTATTTTCCCAGCTAATTCTGCTGAGTTTAATATTGGCAGTGGGTATGACACAGGCACATATAAGTTCACTGCACCTGTAGCTGGTGTTTATTATTTCGCGGGTCAATGGTTTGGTTCGGTTGCTCCAAACAGAGCCATTTCATCAATATTTAAGAATGATGCACAAACTGGTGGCTCACAGTCTTTGTACTTAGGTGCTACTTCAAATGGGGGCATATCGTATGCGACTCAATCTATGATGCAATTGGATGCAGGGGACACCGCATCTTTTTACACTTATCAAGAAAGTGGCGGAACAGTAACAGCAAACCAAAGTTCACACCTGAGTTTTTGGTATGGTTACTTAATAGGATAGAGATATGGCAAATTACAAAAACATTGGTGAGCAAGTTTCACATGACGAAATATCAACAACCTACGCTGATAACAAAACTTTAGCGCAAGCTATTCTGGATGCAACAGACTGGACACAGCTACCCGACAGTGGCTTAACAGATTCCTGCAAGGCATCGTTTGTGACTTATCGTGCGGCTATCCGTACAATACGACAGACCAATCCAGCCAGCCCAACTTGGCCTGACGCACCAGCAGAGGACTTTAGCTAATGGCAAACGGAAAAATCAAAGCAGATACCCTAGAACACAGCACCGCAGGTTCGCTGGATACGCAGTACGTTGTGCAGGGCAGTGCGAAGGCTTGGTGTAATTTTAATGGTACAGGAACACTAGCTGTTAATGACAGTTTTTCAATCTCTAGTGTTACTGATAATACTACAGCAACTTACACACCTAACATTTTGTCTGCTTTTTCTAATTCTTCTTACTCTATGGTTGCTTGTTTAGGTCATACAAATAAATCTGACGGCTGGGGTATATTGGAAGATACCAACACGGCTAGAACTACAACAGCAACAAAAGTTGTAGCGTATAACGGAGATTTTACCGTTAATAGTATGTTGTGGAACGGAGACTTAGCCTGATGCAGACACCTGAGTTTCAAGGCACACACCTATTTGACCGACTATGTTGGGCAAAGGAAAACCTAGAAGGTCATCAGTCTGACTATCGCGTAGTGTATGAGGACAGCGTTGATGAGTGTGCAAAGATATTGGTTCCTGACCCTAACTGGATGGCGTGTGCGCTACAGGGCGGTATCCTGCCTAGTGTCGAAGTGTATTGGGAGTTAGCAAAGGATGAGGCAAAGCCTGACTTTGTGAAGCACACCAGAGGGCATTTACTGCACAACACCAAGCCCATTGAGGCGATGACCGAAGAACAGGCTATTGAATACCTGATTATGAAAGACTGCCCACAGCATGTGTGGCGCACTTACAATGACGGCAATAAGCAGAAAATGGTTATCTGCCGGAAAGACCAATTACCCGCCACGCGTGAGTGGCGTAATGCTTGGAAGATCAGCGATGATCTGTCCATAAACGCAATAGCCGCATAGGAGAAACCCAATGGCTACGACTTACATTGTTGATAAAGACAACAACCAGATTGACGCAAGCGAAGCAACCGTCCCATCAGACCGCCACTTTCGCGGCGCGTGGGTGCTGGACGGCACTGTCATTTCCGAAGATATGGACGCGGCGAAGGTGATATTTAAGGATAAGGTGCGTGAGGCGCGTAAGCCTCTGCTTGAAGAAAAGGACGTGGAATTGATGAAGGCGTTAGAGTCTGGCGCAAGCACGACAGACATTGCCACGGCAAAAGACGCACTGCGTGGCGCACCCGCCGCATCGGCTATTTCATCTGCATCCACCATTGCGGAATTGAAGGCGGCTTGGGATACTAGCGTATTGGGCGACTCACCATACTAAAGGAGCCGATTGATGGCTAAGGATAAACTCACCGAATACTCGGCAACCAACGCATCGAATGATGTCATAGGCGATATTTCTGTGGCGGAAGGCATGTTGCCCAGTGCAGTCAATAACGCGCTTCGGGAGCAGATGACGCACCTGAAAAACTTCTCTGACGGCACTGACGCGATTGATGCTTTGGCGGTGGATAATCTAAAGCTAGACGGCAACACGATTTCGTCTACTGATACGAATGGCGACATCACGATTGACCCTGATGGCACTGGTGACACGATTATTGCGTCTGGTAATTTAGGTGTAGGAACCACGTCACCAACAGCATCCCTCACAGTAGGGGCGGCAGATAATGAAGGCACATTAAGAATTGGTGACAACGGAACTTATTACGGTGAAATAAAACGCATCAACGCCAGTGACGAATTGCGAATAGGTCACTACGGTGGGTCACAGAAAATGACTTTATATACTGCTGGCTCAGAACGGTTGCGTATCGATAACTCAGGCCGTGTTACAAAACCAAGCCAGCCAGCGTTTCAAGCTATTCCTTCTAGCAACCAAAATAACATAGCTTTGAATACAGAGGTAACTATTATATTTGGTACTGAAAGGTTTGATGTAGGTTCTAACTTTGCAAGCAACACATTTACTGCGCCAGTCACTGGTAAATATTATCTTGATACTCAGTTGCGGGTAGAGCAAATCGACACTGGTGCTAATTATTATCAGTTAAAAATTCAGACAACCAATCACACTTATGTAATGACATTAGACCCAAATTTCACAGCCGATATGCTCTACGGCACAATGTCTATATCAATAGTTGCGGATATGGACGCAAATGACACCACTAAGGTTATACTTTTTCAAAGTGGCGGGACTCAACAGGCCGATATAGACGATGAATCATATTTTAGCGGTTACTTACTTGGTTAATCGGGTGAAACAATCCTGTCTTAAAGGAGACACAAAATGGCAAATCATACTAAATCAGTAGTTTTAACTGACCTACAACAGCAAATCCTGTCCAATGATTTGTTAAACGACACAGATAACGCTGGCATAGATGCGTGGATACAGGCGGCAGTAGATGGCAAGATTGCTAATTGTTGGAAAAGATTTCAACAAGA